ACAGACAATGTCGAGCAATCAACGGAACTCTCTAAACAAGAACAACTATTAAAAGCCGTTCAAACATCAAACGCAGCCGTAGCAGGTAATAGAGCCAAATTCGACTTTGGCGTAGCAAAACAACTTAGAGAAACATCAATCAACGCAGCTATGGAAAATCTATTTAAACTCCAAGCTGAAACAAAAAAATCTACAGCGGATGCAAAAGTAGCAATGCATACTACAACTCCGCGCATCAAACAACAACATCAAATTTATAACAACCTCGTAAAAGAAGGAAAATATAAAGACTTAAAAATCCAATTGGAACAATGGGAAAGAAGCCTTAACAAAGCAAACTTAACAGGCTCAGACGCAGCATGGTTAAGATTCGTAAAACTAGCAGCAGACAAACTACAAAAACAATATCCACGTATAAAAAAATCAAAATAAATGGGAAATTCAGCAATATTTAATCAAGTCGAAAACACAAAATTACAAACCAACATCTTCGACCTATCACATGACAAAAAACTATCAGGAAAAATGGGAAATCTAATTCCTACCTTCGTCATGGACGTAATACCCGGAGACAAAGTCTCCATCCAATCATCAGCCTTAGTAAGGCTAGCCCCTACTATTGCACCATTCATGCACAGAATTAATGTAACAATACATCACTTCTTCGTCCCTAATAGAATCCTATGGGAAAATTGGGAAGACTTCATCACAGGCGGTCGCCTAGGCGACGATATGTCTGTCCCTCCAAACTTAAATAGAGACCTCGGAAACTCAGCATTAGGCTCTTTAGACGATTACCTAGGCCTACCTGTAGACCAAGATGTCGTAGCAGGAGCAGGTATAAGAGCCGTATCAGCATTCCCATATGGAGTATATCAATCAATTTACGATAATTATTATCGTGATCAAAACCTAGAGGCCGAACTAGATATAACATTAGTAGATGGAGCAAATCCATCAACAGACCTAATCCCATTAAGAACACGTTGTTGGGAACACGACTACTTCACATCATCATTACCATTTACTCAACGTGGACCAGAAGCAATGATACCACTCGGAGACACAGCAGATGTCTTCGCCAAACCAGCCCTAGATCACACCTTCGGAGACCAAACACTTAGAGACGTAGGAACAGGAGCAGTAAACACATCAACAAATCCACTTGTTTCAGATGGTGGAACACTCGCCAACACTACAATAGAACACGTATACTTAGACCCTATGGGAACAATGTACGCAGATTTATCTGCGGCAACAGGATCATCTGTAACAGAACTAAGACGAGCCGTAAGACTTCAAGAATGGCTCGAAAAATCCGCCAGAGGCGGAGCAAGATACATCGAACATATGAAAGTCATGTTCGGAGTAAGTTCATCAGATAAAAGACTACAAAGACCCGAATTTATAGGAGGGTCAAAAACACCTATAAAAGTATCGGAAGTTCTTCAGACTCAATCATCAGATACCGTAACCCCTCAAGGAAACATGTCAGGACACGCTATATCAGTAGGAGGAGGAAAATCATATTCATACAGAGCAGAAGAACATGGCTACTTAATGTCAATCATGTCAATAATGCCAGAATCAGCCTATCAACAAGGCATACCTAAACACTTCCTACGTACAGATAAATTTGATTATTACTGGCCTGACTTCGCTCACATCGGCGAACAAGCAATAATCAAAGACGAACTAGTCGTTGAAGGGACACCATTAGACGGAACGGAAACTTGGGGATATACCCCACGATACGCAGAATATAAATTTATTAATAACTCAGTACACGGAGACTTCAGACAATCTCTAGACTTTTGGCACCTAGGACGAAAATTCGCAACATTACCTAATTTAAACGAAGATTTCGTACACCTAGACCCCGATGATGTAGATAGAATCTTCGCAGTACAAGATGGAACAGACAACCTATGGTGCCAAGTAATAAACAATATCACAGCAAAACGAAGTATGCCAATATTCGGAACACCTCGATTCTAATACTAACGCTATTGTGCAGCTGTCACAATACATTTAACATTCACTATTATGAGAAGGAAAACATTCAAAAAAAGCTTCAAGAGAAGCGTAAAACGTTCAAAAAAAGCAACAAAACGAATCAATAAATTTAGAACAGCAAGGGGAGGCATAAGGTTATAATATGGCGTGCCTAACCCCTCTCACTCTATACAGAAAGGAACGCAGCATGCGAACCAATAACCATACAGACACCGTCCCATGTGGGCGGTGTCCAAACTGCCTTAAACGCAGAATTCAACAATGGAGTTTTAGACTCCAGAAAGAACAAGAAATAGCCCTAACATCATCATTCGTCACTTTAACTTATGACGATGATACATTACCATACTCAGAGCTTGGATATCCAACGCTCGTAAAAAAAGATCATCAGCTCTTCATGAAAAAGCTTCGTAAACATCTTCATGCAAATCGTTATAAATACGATATCAAACACAATACTAAACTTGTCTACTATGCCGTAGGCGAATATGGAGATGAAAACTATAGACCCCATTTTCACTCAATCCTCTTCAATCTCCCTTATAAACTTATCGAGGATGAAACCATCATCCAGGAAATATGGGGCAAAGGAATCATACAAGTAGCCGTATGCAATACAGCATCAATAAACTACGTAGCAGGCTACATAAATAAACGAATACATCCAAAACAACAAGATCCTTTAGACGATAGAACCATAGAGTTCTCGTTAATGTCTAAAGGAATAGGAAAAAACTTCCTTACACGTGCTGCAATCAAATCATATAAAGAAAAAATGCAACCATATCTAACTGTGGAAAATGGAACAAAACTATCCATGCCACGTTATTACAGACACAAATTATACACCACACACCAACAACACATACTTGCAAAAAAAGCAGCAAAATATCAGGAAGAAAATCAACCATTCGAAACAGGAAAACAGGAATTCGAATACATTAAAAACGAAATCAATAAATTTAATATAAAATCAAATTTTAAAAAACGAAAGCTATGACAAAGAAAAAAGCAAAAAACAGTCAAAACATTGAAAATCAGGAAAGTGTCAATAAAAGACCTAGAATACAAGTACAATTCGACATTGACTATGAACCACATGCAAAAAATCCTAAAGGAAAATCACAAACAGTACCAGATCTAAACTTAACAGTAAGACAATTACTACACAATCACAGTCGAGGACTATCTAACGAAAAAGACATGAAACAACCTCTATACTTCGATGTCAAAATCCCTAAAATAACTGACATAACAGATGTAGAAGAATACAGAGAAAATCTTAACAATAAAATACAAGAGGTTGATGCCTTCATAAAACAGGAAGAAGAAAATAGACAACTCGACCTCGAGGAAGAAATCAAAAAAGCTGAAGCCGAAAAAGAAACAGCAGCAGCCAAAAAATTATCAGAAGGGAAAATTTAAACCCTTCACCATACAAAAACATACCCCTAAAAACGAAAATAGAGCCTCCTAAGGGCTCTTTTTCTATTTCGTAGGGTTTACCCCTACGAGATAAAAAAGAAAGCAACCGCAGGGCGCTAGTACAGAAACTATGTACGACAAAAAAATAGCACTTATACCTTCTTGTTATATAAGTGCTAATTGACACCGTCAATAAATACAGGGCCTACAGGGTCAAAAAAAAACAAACGAACCAAACGAAAAAAAAAAATCGACCCTTCGGGCACTAAATCAAAAAAACTTTGTACATTTGCTAAACAAATACAATAAAAATAAAACTCAAAAAAAACACGTACATAAAAACCAAACTCTCAACACATGCCAATAGACCCAGTAACAGGAGCACTCCTTACCAACGTAGTAGGACAAGGAGTCAATCAAGGAGCCCAATGGCTCCAAAACAAATTCAATCAAGGCTCAGCACAACAGCAGCAAGACTGGAACCAGGCAAATCAAGCTCAGCAGAACCAATGGAACTTAAACCAATGGAACAGACAAAACTGGTACAACTCCCCCGCTCAACAAATGAAACGCTTCAAAGATGCAGGATTAAATCCACATCTCATATATGGCAAGGGTTCATCAGGAAACGCCGACAGCTTAAAATCGGCCGACGTAAAAGGATATACCAGAGCAGAAGCATCTAATGTAGACAGAGGCGTAGACCTCTTCGGTGACTTCATGCGATTCAAAGCAAC